CAAAAATGTTTCACGTGGAACAAATAAGTGTTAACAACAGTTAATTTTATTCTTTAAGACTTTTTAACTAAAATAATTTGGTGGTTTCGCAAAATCGTTGTATCTTTGCACCGTGTTTAAGAAACAAATAAGTTTAACAATTTAAATTAGGTAATTATGAACGAAAATTTTAATGAGACCGTTTTTAACTGTATTACAAGTGTTAACGCCCTTATGACTAGCAACGAGGTTGCAAAAGACGATAAGGCGGTTATTAAGTTGAACCGCTTTAAGAAGTGGTTGAATGAGTTTGCAGCAGCAAACGGTATGAATGAAGTTAAGTAATAACAGGCGTTCACAGGTAACAGAAAGTTTAATGTTTTAAAGTTTAAAGTTATGCCAAAAGGTTTTAGTTTTGCTAGTACTTTTAATAAGACTAGTTTCGGTATTGATACTACAGATTTTCCATTTGTGAAGTTGACCGACATTTTTAACGATAATAAAGACGGTGGCGGTGATGTGGTACACCCTATTAATGGTATGTACGTTCACAAATCACAGTTGGGTGATTCACCCGTTATCATTGACGCAGAAAATAAGCGTCTTGTTAATTTGCCACAGTTCACAGGTGACACGGTGCGAGAAATTTTAGCGAATCCCGATGCTGTAGACGCTATCAAAGCGAACAAAGTTGGTTACACGATTTATGAATATGAATCGCATGCCAAGAAGTGTTACGGTATTACCTTTGTAGATAAGTAGTTTTGTAGGTAAAAGGTGGATAACGTTACAGGGGTAAACAGTACTTAGTTATTGTTACCCCTGTTTTTGTTTCATTTAAAATTAGTAAAGTTATGGCAAAATTGAACCCTATAGGTTTTTCTAAAAGGACATTTGCAGCAACGGGCAAAATACACGTTGATATGCAAATTTTAAACGCTATTGAATCACGTGGATATTTGCGTAGAGAAATCGCCCGTGTGTTTCAACAGGCAAACAGACGCATTCAAAACGTTGAAAATTCGGGAATCATTTCGCCCGCAGTTGTTGCATTAAACAAAGGTGACATAAAAGGATTTACAAAATTTTCAATGAAACATGATTGGAACGATTTAAAGATTGAGTACGCCAAAGCGGTTTCTTTCTTGCAACAACCAACATCAACTGCAAGTGGTACACGTGAATATGCAAACCATTTAAAAAACTCTTATGATTTGAACGATAAAGAGTTTAAATTGATGCAAGATAAATTGATAGGTAAAATCGCAAGCGTTTCAGATACCCGTTTCTTAGAAAACTATTTGATGCAGTACAAAGATTTCACGGGTGAACTTGAACAGGAATCACGGGACGTATCAGACCAAATCGAAGATGACGCAATTAAAATTGAAAACGCCTTAGATGACGCAATGGAACAAATTTCAAGTTCGCCAACATCAGAAGCGTTTGTAAATGGTGTTGACCATTTTAATGATGATGCACCGTTGAAAAAGATTCTATCAGAATTTGAAAAATTCGGTTTATAATGAAAAAGATTCCCTTTGAACTACATAACGAAATTTACACCCCGAAAGATATTGCAAAAGTTCTTTCTTTGGCGGTGAACGAAAAGAATTTTACAGGCAATAATAAGGGCGAAAAGTTCTTAAACGTGCCTGTATCTTTCGATATTGAAACAACGTCTTTTTACAGGGACGTAAACGGGGAAACATACAGTTATGAACGTTATATAAAATTAGGTGGAAAAGAAACCAAAATGGAAAAGTGTTCTTTAATGTATGTTTGGCAATTTGGAATCAATGGTTTCTGCATAATGGGGCGCACGTGGGACGAATTTTTGAAAATGCTTGATGATATTTGCACCCTGTTAGAACTTTGCCCAAAGAAACGTATTATTATATACGTTCACAATTTGGCGTACGAGTTCCAATTTTTTCGAGAACTGTTGAAATGGGAAAAGGTTTTTTCAATAGACCTACGCAAGCCAATTTACGGAATAACAAAAAGCGGTTTAGAGTTCCGTTGCAGTTATTTATTGTCGGGTTATTCGTTGGCGAAATTGGGCGAACAACTTCACACATACAAATGTACAAAGTTAGTGGGTGATTTAGATTATAGCCTGTTGCGTCACAGTTTAACCCCGTTGACCCCGAAAGAAGTTGGTTACTGTTTGAATGATATAAAAGTGGTAATGTGCTATATACAGGAATTAATCGAGCAGTACAAAGGAATAACACGTTTACCGATTACAAAAACGGGTTTTGTGCGCAAATATTGCCGTTCTGTATGTTTCAAGACAACAGATCCCGAAACAGGAAAAACCGTACCAAACTTTAAGTATTTGGATAAAATTCATAACTTAAACATAACGGGTATTGAAGAATTTGAAATGTTACAAAGGGCGTTTTCGGGAGGTTTCACGCACGCAAATGCAAAGTACACGGACGAAGTAATAACGGACGTTGATTCGTACGATTTTACTAGCAGTTACCCGTATGTTATGGTATCCGAGAAGTTCCCAATGAGTACGGGCGTAGTAGTTCCTGTTAAGTCAATGAAACAGTTTGAATTTATGATTTCAAAATACTGTTGCGTGTTTGACGTTGAAATTACTAACATTTTCGCCAAATCAGAAAACGAAAACCCAATTTCTGTTAGTAAGTGTTTCGTAAAAGAAAACGTTTCAGAAAATAACGGGCGTTTGGTTTGTGCAAAGAAAATTTGTATGACTATTACCGAAATAGATTACAGGGTTTTTTCACAGTTTTACACGTGGGAACAAATAAGAATCGGGCGAATGATTTGTTATCGCAAAGAATATTTGCCAACGGAATTTATTAATTCGATTCTGCATTTGTACGAAATGAAAACGAAACTAAAAGGCGTAAAAGGAAAAGAAGTAGAATATTTAAATTCAAAAGAAATGCTTAATTCCTGTTACGGTATGTGTGTTACAAACCCGTTGCGTGATGAAATTTTGTGTGATGGTGAATCGTGGGACGTGGAACACCTTACAGGCGAAAAACAGTTGGAAATGTTGAACAAATACAACGATAGTAAAAATCGTTTCTTGTTTTACCCGTGGGGTATTTATGTTACCGCCTACGCGCGAAGAAATTTATTCACGGGTATTTCTGAATGTGGTGACGATTACATTTATAGTGATACCGATTCTGTTAAAATAATGAATGGTGACGAACACAAAGTATATTTCAAAGCGTACAACGATTTAGCACAACAAAAACTACGTGCAGCCTGTAGATTCCACAAAATACCGTTTGAAAAGGTTGAACCCGTAACAATTAAGGGAATAGCAAAACCTTTGGGCGTTTGGGATTACGAGGGACGCTACACACGCTTTAAAACTTTGGGCGCAAAACGTTATATGGTACAAGAAGAAAACGCCCTAACAGTTGACGGGAAAAGTTACGATTTCAGTTTGACGGTATCGGGCGTTAACAAAAAATCTGCTATCCCGTATATGTTGGAAACATACGGGGAAAACGGAATCTTTGACGCTTTCACGAACTATTTAGATATACCGCCAGCGGCAACAGGTAAAAACATACATACGTATGTAGATTACGAGCAGACGGGAACGATAAAAGACTATTTAGGCACGGTTTCAAGTTACGACACGAAAACGGGCGTACACTTAGAACCAACAGGGTACACTTTAAGTCTTTCAGTTCTTTATATAAATTATTTAATGGGTATCAGATTAAAGAAAGAATAATATGAAACAGAAGAAAGAAAAAGTAGAAACGCCAAAGTTTTACAGTCTTTCACGAATTTTGGCAAAGAATGCCGATTATAACGTAATATTCGGTGAACGTTCCAACGGTAAAACATACGCCACGTTGTTGTATGGAATCAAAGAATATTTGAAGACGGGTAAACAAATGGCGTATATTAGACGTTGGCGTGAAGATTTAAGGGGCAAACGTGCCGAAAGTTTATTTTCAAATCACGTTGCAAACGGTTTGATTCAAGAATTAACAAACGGCAAGTTTAACGAAGTGTTTTATATATCGGGTAAATGGTTTCTTTCGTCTTATGACCCCGAAACCAAAAAACGTGTACCCGACAACGTGCCGTTTTGTTTCGGGTTTTGTCTTTCAGAACAGGAACACGAAAAAAGTAGTAGTTACCCGAATATAACCACGATTGTATTTGATGAATTCTTGACAAGACGTTATTATTTGCCCGATGAATTTATGTTATATATGAACCTGTTAAGCACGATTATTCGACAAAGAAATGATGTTAAAGTTTTTATGTTGGGTAACACGGTAAATCAGTTTTGCCCGTATTTTACCGAAATGGGATTGAAACAAGTGCGAGTAATGGAACAGGGAACAATAGATATTTATAAATTCGGTGAACACGGGGCAACGGTTGCAGTAGAATATTGCAGCACGATTGTTAAACAGAAAGCCAGTAACAAATATTTCTGTTTCGACAATCAAAATTTGCAGATGATTACGGGCGGTAAATGGGAACTTGCAGTTTATCCGCATTTGCCTGTTAAATATCGCCCGAATGATGTGTTATTTGTCTTCTATATTCAGTTTAATGAAATGACCTTACAGGGCAACGTTATACAGGTAGAAGACGAAGAAACAGGGGTTAACAACTTTGTTTATATCCATAACAAAACAACCCCGATAAAAGACACAGACAACAGTTTAATTTATTCGCTGCAAATGAACGGCAAACCGAATTATAAACGCAAGTTGTTGAGTACTGCAAGTTATCTGGAATCACAGATAACAAAGTATTTCGCCACCGATAAGGTATTTTATCAAAATAACGAAATTGGGGAAATTGTAAGAAATTATTTAATGGCAAGTGCTAGAAGTAACATTATTACTTAAAATCTGTTAAACGGGGATAAAAAGTGTTTCATGTGAAGCATTTTCCCCCGTTTTATTTGGTGTTTTCAGAAAATAATACTATCTTTGCAACGTAAAATAACAAAGTTAAAATTTACTATATGGATTTAAACGGAATCGTATCTTTAATTAGTAACGTTGGTTTTCCTGTTTCGGTTTGTATCGCCCTTTTCTTCTATATGGAGAAACAGAACGAACGCCACCAAAACGAAACCGACAAGTTAAACGAAACAGTACAAAGTAACACGAAAGTGTTAACAGAACTTTGTACGTTAATTAAAACGCTTATCAAGTAATGAAGAAAGAAAATTTATATAACCTGTATCAAACAGAAGTTAAAAACAAAGATTCTGCATTAAATACTTTTATGCAACGTGTTCTTTGCATGACTTCAAAAATGTTTGAATATACAGGAACGCCCGAAACAATGCCACCTGTAGAACTTGAAAAGATTCTGCAAACTAGCGGTAATGTTGGAATCGCCAAAGTTAACGGTGATTTGTACGCCTTACAGGGTTCACGTGGTGGCGAATGTGATGCGTATTATTGGGGCAAAGATTTCGTTGTCGCAAACCCGTGGTTAAAGTTGGATAAAACTTTCAAAATCGGTGATAATATTGTAGTTATCAACAACACACCGTTTGCAGATTCAATTTTGCCAATTATCGGAAAATACGGCGTACTTTACACCGATGCAGTTATAACGTTGAATATGACTAGCATTTTAACTAGAATAACAATGCTTATTTCTGCTAGTGATGATAAGACCAAACAAAGTGCAGAATCGTTTCTGCAAAAGATTCTGGACGGTGATTTCTCGGTTGTTGGTGAAAATGCGTTTTTCAAAGGTGTAAATATGCAAACACCGCCAACGCAAAGTAACCAACAGATAACGCAAATGATTGAACTTTTGCAGTACTACAAAGCGTCACTGTTTAACGATTTGGGTTTGAACGCAAATTATAATATGAAACGTGAACGTTTGAACACGCAAGAAGTTTCGATGAATATAGACGCTTTAATGCCGTTTGTTGATTCAATGTTAAATGAACGTGTTGAGGGCGTTAAACGTGTTAACGAAATGTTTGGTACGGAAATAGCCGTAACGTTGGGTTCAAGTTGGAAAATTGAGCACGAAAACTATTTATCGTTACTCAAAGCCACAGAAGACAGGCACGAACACACCGACACAGAAGACGTTGACCCCGTAAACGAAAACGAAACAGAAGAAACGCAAGAAACAGAAGAAACGGAAACAGAAACAGAAGAAACGCAAGAAACAGAAGAAACAGAAACGGAAACAGAAGAAAAAGAAAACAAAGATGAAAATTAATGAACTTTTCACGGGTGAAAATGGTTTGTTTGAAAAAATCTTTAAACCCCTGTTTCCTGTTTTGTACAAATCAATATTTAATGAAGATGACCCCGTTTTAATTGATATTGATTTTCGTTTCAAATATGGAAACAGAACGCTAGTAAATGCCGTTACGCCCGAAACTGCAAGCGATATTGTTAAAAGCATTATCACGGTGAAGTTTGACGAATGGCAAAAACAGATTCAAGTGTTTAATAACGAATATGACCCGTTAAACCCTGTTACTGAAAAGTTGACGGAAACAACAAATAACACCGTTGATGAAACAGGCAATAATAACACGGTCGATTCAAGTGTAACATTTAATAATGGAGATTTCGGAAATGACACAAAGCAGCAAAGAGATTCCACAGGAAACCGACAAGAAACGGGCACGAAAACAACTGTTAAGAACAGTTTGCCGAATGGTGTTCCTGTTAGTGAAATTGTTCAAAAAGAAATGATTCTTAGAAGAACAAATTTTAAAACGCAAGTTATTGCAGAACTTGCAAAAGAGTTAACAATAGATATTTATTAATGCTTAAATTTTATAAAAATGGAAGTAAAACAGATTTACACGCTTATTAATAGCGTTTCAGATGAAGTATTAGGCAAAAGCGATTTGGTTAAAGAAGACCTTACAGGTATTGTCGATTTGGGTAATGAGGTGTTTAATCAGAATGCCGTTGATAATTACGTTAAATCGTTGGTTAACCATATCGGTAAAGTAGTGTTTGTTAACCGTCCTTATTCGGGTAAAGTTCCGTCCGTTCTTATGGATGCGTGGGAATTTGGTTCGGTATTGGAAAAGATTTCCGCTGACGTTCCAAATGCTGAAGAGAATGACACGTGGAACTTACAGGACGGCAAAGAGTACAAACAGGACGTATTTCACAAACCGACTGTTTCCGCTAAATTCTTTAACTCAAAGGTAACTTTTGAAGTTCCCGTATCTATCACAGAAAGACAGGTTAAAGAATCTTTCAGCAGTGCGGAACAGTTGAACGGTTTTCTGTCAATGATTTACAACGCTGTTGAAAAGTCAATGACTATTAAGACCGATGCGCTTATTATGCGTACAATTAACAATATGATTGCAGAAACTTTGGACGCTGACAAAAAAGCTTTCGGCTTCGATGCATCAACACAAGGAACAGTAGATTATTCAAGTGCATCAACTGTTCGTTGTGTCAACCTGTTGAAACTTTACAAAGAAAAAACAGGTGCACAGATTACAGTAGATACGGCAATTACCACACCCGATTTTATCCGCTTTGCAGCGTATATTATGGGTTTGTACTCAGACCGTTTGCAGACCATTTCAACCCTGTTTAACGTGGGTGGAAAAGAACGTTTCACACCAAAGGACGTGTTACACGCCGTTTTGTTGAGTGACTTTGCAGCTGCCGCAAAAACTTATCTGTATGCCGATACGTTCCACAATGAAAACGTATTATTACCACAGGCTGAAACCGTGGCAAGTTGGCAAGCAACGGGCAAAGATTACGCTTTTGCCAACGTTTCAAAGATAGATGTAAAATCTGCAAGCGGTGCAACGGTTTCTATAAGTGGCGTGTTGGGTGTGATGTTTGACCGTGACGCTTTGGGTGTTACAAACTTGGATAAGCGAGTAACAACCAACTACAACGCCAAAGCAGAATTTTTCAACAATTATTATAAATTCGATGCGGGCTACTTCAACGACACAAACGAAAACTTTGTAGTGTTCTTTATAGCCTAATTGGTTGTTTAACTGTTGGGGCGTGTTTCCTGTAGATGATAGCGCAGGGACACGCCCTTTTAAATTTTAGCGGTATGATTAAAATTAAAACGTTTATTTATGACGGTAAACCGAATGCCGTTAACAAGACCTTACAGGAAAACGAAGAATACACGGGCGAATTGAATGCAACGTTTAACGTGTTAACGCCTGTTGTTCGTTTCAGAACTCGCACACCTGTAAGTTTCAATTATGTTTTTATAGAAAGTTTGAACCGTTATTATTTTGTTTCAGAATTGAATCACGACGGGGATATTTGCACAGTTCGTTTGCGTGTTGACGTTCTGTTTACTTATAAGGATATTATCTTAAACAGTACTGCAACGTTAACAAAAAGTGAAAACGGTAACCAATATCTTTCAAACCGTGCAAACGTGGTGGATGTTCGCCCTAATATCAGAAAAATAGATTTTCCAAATAAAGGGTTGTTGAACGAAACAGGTAGTATTATTATGGTAACTATTAAAGGTAACGTTTAATTATGGCAAATTTATTAACTTACGATACATCGAATCTCACGGGTGACGTTACAATAACCGACAAACAGGGTGATGATTCACACCATTTTATTATAACAGTGACGGGCAACGGTGACGGTACGTTTACCGATTTAATTGCTAGTTATCAAGATTGGGACGGTGATTGGGTGGAAGACCCGTTTAATGTTTCGGGCAACGTTGGTACACTTACGGTTTATTGCTCTAGAGGTGCCGAAATTTCTATAACAGGTGAATTTATTTCGGGTGTAAAGGAACTGCAAATAACTAACAATATTGCAAACACAACTGCAAAAGCGGTGGCAAGTGAAACAAATTACACCGTTACAGTTGAGGGAACGGCACGGGGAATGTTTAACGGTACGCCTACAATAACATACGGTGGCGAAACTTACGAAATGACCGTAACAAACCAAACTGCAACAATTATTGTTCCTATTGCAACGGAATCCGTTATAATAAACGGTGAGTATCTTTTGGGCGATTTTATTGTAGTTGATTACAGTCTAACAAATTGCGAAATTGTTGGCGAAAAACCTGTAAAGGTAAAGACAGGGCAAAGTTACACGTTTAATTTCAAAGCGAAACCGAATGCAGAATTAACAGAGATACAGGCAGATTTCATAAACGATTCGGGTGACCCTATTGTAAGTAAAGGCACGATTTCGGAAGATAAGCAAACGGGCACAGTAACGATTAATTTAACATCGGGTGCATCGCAGTTTACAGTTTATGCAAATGCCGATGTAGTGCAACCTCCAACGATTAAAAATTACGGTGCAATAAATGTTTATATTGTTACGTTGGAAAATTTGAACGAATTTTCAAAGAAACGTTTCTTTAAACCAACGGGCGAAAGTGACACGGGCACAACTTATTCTGAGGTTAATTTGGGTGCTTATGTAAACCGTATCAAAAGAATATTTGCAGCCGTTCCCGTTGGTGGTGACGATGTTTTGAAATGCGGTAACCACAACACAGGGATAAAGGTTAAATATCCCGATAGTGATGTTATGTTACTAGATTTCGGCAACGTTGAACTAACAGGGGTAAACGGTAATAATGAAGACTATAACGCACAGATTCAAATGTTTATCCCGTGCCGTGGCGTTGTTTCTATTGATAGTAATTACATCGGTAAAACGGTTAATTTATCTATCAAAGTTAACGTAATTACAGGTGATGCCGTGGCGTTGTTGTCGTGCGATGGTGTAACATTTCAAATTGAAAGTTTTTCTTTGTCACGTGATGTTATTTACCGTTTGGGCACAGATTTAAACGTTGTTGGCGGTGAACAATGGAACGAACAAATTTTGTACGGTTTAGAACCTTACGTTTTAATTACCGAAAATTTGACCGTAAACGTACCTATTAACAACACGCAAGAAAACGTAACTATTGGGGACGTAACAGGGTTTGCACAGTTCAAAAACATTGATTTGAACACTGTTAATTTGCTGGTAGATGAATATAACGAAATTGTTTCACAACTTGAAACAGGCGTTTATTTATAAAAGAAAACAGGTAGCAAATAAATGCTACCTGTTTTTCTTATTTTTTGTTAGTAAATTCGTAGGCTAAATTTTTGCTGCAAATAAAATCCAAAGCACGGTTTTTCTTTGCCGTTTCTTCATCAAGTTTGCACGAAATAGTTTTTATTACTAGTTCTTGTGCTTTTAGTGTATCAATAACAGAACTTAATAACATACCGTTTGTACCTGTTGTATTTTCTGCTATATACTTCAAAGATTCTGTTGTACCTTTGACCGATTTCAACAAAACTTTTATTGCTTTATCCATAACTATTTCTTTTCCAAATTCATTATAATTTGGTTACGGGGTTTGCCGTTACGTTGGCAAACTGAAACGTGAAACCAAAATGAGTTCGGGAAACCTTTGCGGTGTTCTTTAATAAGTTGGTCAAAACCGCCTGTTTCTCTTAACACCGATTCAAGTTTTGTCATATCAGCGCAAACCAAATCAGCCGCTAAACCTTTTTGGTGTTGACTGTTAGCCACACCACCAACGGCTTTGTTTAACACGGGGCAACGATAGCCACTATTAACTAAAATTGGTTTGCCCAACTTTTCACGAATGTTATCCAAATAATCAGCCAAACGATTCAAGTTATCAACTATTTCAAACGTTGGCGTATTGTCAATGTTTAAACGTTTGGCGGTTGTAGAATGAATAAATTCTGCTAAACTGAAATACTTAATTCTTTTCATATCAGTTATTTATTTTCTGTTGGTGAAACAATAAACCATTTGCGAGACTCTTTATGCGTTGAAAAACGCCCCTTAACTGTTATTGAACAATCGCTCTGTACGTAATCAATCTTATTATTAAAGAACTCACTTACTTTGTCAGAACGTACCATAAAAACCGTAACTTTGTCGGTTTGTTTCAATGTGATTCTAAAATATGAATATTCCATATATCAATTATTTTAAGCCTGTAATGGGTGAACCTTACAGGCGGTTAAACATTTACCTATTCTCTTACTTGTTTGAATCAGTCGCAAGAATGAACTTGCATCTTTTCCAAACTTGTTGCAAAGATACAACGATTTTGCGAAACCACCAAATTATTTTAGTTAAAAAGTCTTAAAGAATAAAATTAACTATTGTTAACACTTATTTGTTCCACGTGAAACATTTTTGTTCATTACCCTCATTTGTTCCACGTGAAACAATCACTTTGCCACCGTTCCACGTGAAACATTTTTGTTAACAGGGCGATAGCAAAGTTTAAGAAAAATTAACTTTGTTACGATGTGTTAAAAGTGTTAAATAATCGTAATTGTGGCACAGGCAAAAAGCGTGCCAAAGTGTGTTAACAACGGTTAAATATGCGTTGGGAAATGTTAAATCTACGTGCCTTGTGTACCTTTAGATCGGAAGAGC